TCGTCTACGGGCGTCGTGGAGCGCCAGGAAACCGCCCCGGCGGCGTCGTCGCTCGAGTAACTCCCGATGGCACGTGGTCGCATGATTTCCAAGTCGCTCTCGACGTCTGAGAAGTGGGCGGCGCTACACGAGGTCGTTCCTGCGCTCGCGGAGTTCGCGCAGTCGATCTACCCCCTCATGGTGAGCCACTCGGACGACTTCGGGCGGCAACAAGGCGACCTGACGACCGTCCGCTACCTGGTAAATCCGAGTAGTCCCCGGAGTTTCCCGGAATGGCGGGCGGCGCTCACCGCGTTACACGAGGTCGGCCTCATTTCCTGGTATGAGGTCGACGGTAAACCCTTCATCCAAATAGAGAAATTCGATCCGCACCAGGTCGGTCTACACAAGCGAACCGCATCCCATATTCCAGGAGACTCCGGGAAGTTCCCGGAATTTCCGCACCAAAGAACTGAAAGAAGGGAACTGAAGGAAGGGAAAGAAGGAACTAGTACTGCGCCTGACGGCGCGGTCGCGTCCCCCCCTGTGGAAAACCCACGAACCCCGCAGGAGAACCTCGAGGTCATTACGACGCTGGTCGGCAAAGAGATCCTGCCGACCTTGGGGTTGAGCGTCTCAACCGACGACCTCATCGAAGCGACGAAAGAGCGCTGCGCAAAACTCCACGTCGCGTACAACAGCGAGGCCGTTCGGAAAGCCGTCGAGAGTGCGCTCTTCAGGGCCCGGCTCAAGCCAGGAGACGAGTCGTGAGCTCCTGCGCGTTCACCCCGTGCGACGAAGCGGAGACCTGCGCCATGGTCGGCGGCTGCGTCACCAAGCGTTTCGGGAAGCAGCCGAACCGAGTACGCCGCGGCATGCTCGAGACCAATGCCCTGAGCCCGAAGGAGGCCGAGGGCCTGAAACCCACCTCGCCGGCGCTCAACGGCACGAAGCCGCGCGAGGTGCGCGACCCGGCGCTCATCAAGCGGGACCGAAAGGCGATCACCCGATGAGCCTGCTCGAACGGTCGTCGCTCTCGTTCCTGGTGCAAGGCCAGGCCACCTCGAAAGGCAGCATGAGCGGCTTCGCGCTCGAGAGACCTGACGGCTCTGTCGGCGTGCGCGTCGTCGACAAAACCAAAGGGCTCCACGGGTGGACAACCGCGATCAAGTGGTCGGGAAAGCTCGAGATGCGTCGACAGCGCCTCGAGCTCTTCGCCGGGCCCGTCACGTTGAAAGTCCTGTTTGTGTTCGCGCGTCCCAAGAAGCCGAAGAACCGCGATCACCACGTCGTGAAACCCGACCTCGACAAGCTCCTGCGCGCGGTGAACGACGCGCTCACGGGCATCGTCTGGGTCGACGACAACCAGGTCGTCGAGATCGCGGCCGCCAAGCGCTATGTGCGCGACGACGGCGTCGGCGATTTCGTCGGCGCATCCATCACCGTCGAGTCTCTAACTTAGGGAGATCTAGATGCTCAAACGACAGCGGAAACCGAAGATCAAGGGCGGCAAGCGGATCGCCTACCAGTTGATTCCACGTGAGACCCCGGTCGGCGAGCCGATGTATCGGCTCCTCGAGGAGCTCGTCGACGAGTGTCATGAGGACCTCGAGGGCGCGCGGATCTCGCTCGCCTGGTGCACCTCGTGGCGCATGGACGTCGACGGGCGCATCACGCTCGGGAAGTGCAAGAAAGCGAGCGACCTCGACCGCGAGCTCGCGGCCGTCGACTTCGTCATCCTCTTGAGCAAGTCCTGGTGGCAGAACCTCGAGACCACGTACGAGCAGCGCAAGGCGCTCCTCGATCACGAGCTCTGTCACGCGACGGTCAAGCTCAACCCGCGCACGCTCGAGCCGGAATACGACGAGCGCGGCCGCAAGGTGTGGCGCACGGTCAAGCACGAGATCGAAGAGTTCGAGGGCGTCGTCGCCCGGCATGGCATCTGGAAGAAAGACCTCGAGCGGTTCGCGAAAACCCTCATCGAGAAAGCCATCAAAGAGCCGTACGTGCCGTGCGAGAAGTGCGCGAGCTCGCCCGGGTGGGTCTCGGCCGACGTCAATGGCCGGCCAGGTGTCACGCGGTGCGAGTGCCGCAAGGCGTGGGAAGAGCGGCGGCGCGAGGCGCTCGCGTCGTAGCTCCAAAGGGGTGAGGCGTCCGCGACCCCTGCAACAGCGGACACGTCGAAGGAGTCAAGACAATGGCGTTCGGAAAAAAAGAGACCGGGATCGCAGTCATTCAACCCGCGAATATCGTGCGGGCGACGATTCACATTCGCGGCACGGCGCCGTACGTGATGAACCGATTTAGTAAGAAGGCCGAGCTCATGCTCGGGATGGCGACACCGAAGAACCAGAAGAAGGCCAGGACCGAGCGGAAGGCGCGGGACTACGCGCAAGAGTTCCTCGACTGTCAACACCGCGCGGCCGCCGGGTGGGCCGGCATGCCGGCGCCCGGGTTTCGGAAGGCGATGATCGACGCCTGCCGCACTGTGGGCCTCGTCATGACGACCGCGAAGATGAGCGTGTTCGTGATCGCCGACGGCGTCGACGTCGCCGACGGCACGCCGCTTGTGCGACTGATCGGCGGCGAGCCGGAACAGATCGAGTCGCACGTGCGCAACGACAACGGCTCGATCGACATTCGCGTTCGCGCGATGTGGCGCGAGTGGGCGGCCGCGGTCACCGTCGAGTTCGACGCGGACATGATCACCGCGGAAAGCGTCGTCAACCTGCTCGACCGCGCCGGGCGCCAGGTGGGCGTCGGGGAAGGCCGACCGTTCTCGAAGAACAGCGTCGGCCAGGGGTGGGGCACATTCACTGTCGTGGAGGCAGCATGAGAAAAGTGGGCATCGTCGACCATCACGCGAGCGCCATCAAGACCGCGCTCGTCGCGATCGCGCAGCACAACGAGGGCATTCTCAATCCGTCGGCCGTCGTCGAGGCCGCGCGCCGGAAATCCAACCCGTTGCACGAGTATTTCGAGTGGGACGACAGCGCGGCCGCGGAGCAGTTCCGGCTCGCGCAAGCGACCGCGTTGATCCGCCGCGTGCGTCTCACGATCTCGAGACCGGCCGGCGTCGCGAACGAGATCACTCTGACGACAACACGGGCGTTTCAGAGCCGGCCAAGTCAACGGCGCGCGGCCGGCGGGTACGAGTCGATCGACGACATCATGCGCGACGACACGAAGCGCGGTGAGCTCCTCGCGAACGTGCTCACCGAGCTCCGTGCGATTCGACACCGCTACGAGCAACTCACGGAGCTCTCGGCAGTGTGGGACGCGATACACCTCCTCGAGGACGACGAGACCTCGAGCGAGCAGCCGGCGTCGACTCCTTCGCCGGCGTAGGCACGGCAACGCGCGCCAGGCAGGCCGGGTACGTCCTGGCCCGGCCCGGCGCCGTATGGCGAGGACAGGCACGGCAGGCACGGCATGGCCCCGCAAGGTTTGGTCCGGCGCGGTCTGGTTTGGTGGGGCAGGCAAGGCAAGGCGCGGAGAGGTGCGGTTAGGCAAGGCGAGGCGCGGCAGGGCAGGCGTGGCGGCGCGAGGCCGGGACAGGCGCGGAACGGTAAGGCCGGGCGCGCACGGGCGCGACCTGGCGAGGCAGGCAAGGCGCGGACAGGTATCGCGAGGTGTGCTTTGGCCTGGCGTGGCGCGGCAGGCGTGGAATGGCAAGGCGGGGAAGGGTCTGGTAAGGCGAGGCAGGCTCGACGGGGTTTGGTCAGGCTCGGTCTGGCGCGGCAGGCAAGGCGAGACACGGAGCGGTGAGACTGGGCGCGGCAAGGCAAGGCGCGGAGCGGCGGGGAAAGGCCCGGCAGGCGTGGTGAGGAGCGACGAGGCAAGGCTCGGTGCGCCCTGGAGCGGTCAGGTTTGGTCTATGAGGAGAGAGCTCGATTTCTACCCGACGGCGGCCTGGGCGACCGAGGCCCTGCTCGAGCGCGTGCCGATAGCCGGGCGCGTGCTCGAGCCGTGCTGCGGCGCCGGCGATATCGTGACGGTGCTCAACGCAAGCGATCGCATTCGCGAGGTCCACGTCAACGACATCGACAAGCAATGGGTGCGCGAGCCTGCCGATGCTACTAACGCTCGCTACTGGCGCTCGAGGCAGTGGGACACCGCGACGCCCGACTGGGTGGTCACAAATCCGCCGTTCGGAGTCGCGCACAAGATCGTTCCGCTCGCGTGGGAGACGGCGCGCGTCGGCGTCGCGATGCTTCTGCGCCTGACCTACCTCGAGCCGTGCGAGGGGCGCGCCGGCTGGCTCGCGCGGCACCCACCCGACAAACTCATCGTGCTCCCGCGGATCTCGTTCACGGGCGACGGCAAGACCGACCTCGCGACGTGCGCCTGGTTCGTGTGGTGCCACAACGAGCCGGTGTGGAAGCAAAACGAGCTCTGCCCGGCGATCGAGGTCGTGCCGCCGCCGAGCCTGGCGCCTGGCCGAATGTTCGATGAGGTGACGGATGCCCCATAGCTGCCCGTGGTGCGACTTCGCGTGTAACTGCGACGCGCTCGAGGAGGGGCGCGACTGCGATCACGACTGCGACCCCGACGTGCTCATCGACGAGTTCGGGGAGTTCGAAGCAACGTACGACGACGACGACGACGACGACATCAACGACGAGGACTGGGGCGACTGATGGATGTAGTGTGGAGCGGAACGATCGAGCGCGCGAGCGCTGAAGAGAACCGGCGGCCGCCGAGTCCGTTCGAGCCTGGCCTTCAGGCCGGCGAGCTCGAGAGCGAACCTCGGAAGGACCCGCGGCCTGGCGCAGGATTCACGCGCGCCGAGCTCATCCTGCAATACCTGGCGACGCGCGAGGACGCGACAACGAACGAGCTCTCAAAGATGCTCAACGCCCACCAGGGCGCGGTGAGCCCGGTCGTCTACCTGATGCTCAAGCGCGGGCAGATCGAGCCGTCTGGGCGCATCGTGAAGCCGCGCGTCGGCTCACCTGGCCGCGCGTTCAGGCTCGCGCGATGATGGTCGTGTGGAACGGCTCGATCGACCGCGCGGCCGCGGAGCTCGAGCGGCGGCGGCCGACCAAGACCAACGAGCGCGTGTTCGTCGCGAGCTTGACGGTGAAGATCGTCGAGGTGCTGCGCGGGCGCGACGATGCAACGATGCCCGAGCTCGGGGCGTGCTTCCCTGGCGTGCGCCAGAACGCGGTCAACAACGCGTGTTACCGGCTCATCACGAGCGGCGAGATCGTGAAGGCGACGCGCGTCGTCAGGACGTCTCGAGGGCGCACGTCGATGAGTTACAGGATCGCGACCAGGTGCGCGACCACGACGCCGGCGAGTCCCCACCCGATGCCGGTGAACAAGCCGACGCAGAACCAGACGCCGCAGAGGTAGACGGTCACGGTGTTAGGCATGGCGCGAGTATGAGGCAAAAGCGGTGCGGGTGTCGCTGCCCCTGGTGCAACCGCGACATCAGGAAGCACGGCAAGCTCGCTCGAACGAAGGACGGTACCATCGTGAAGATCTGCCCGTGCGGCACGGTGAAGATCGGGAAGTCCTGGGTGATCACCAATGACAGGTAGCTCAATGGTCGAGCCGCCGGCTGTTAATCGGCAAGATGCGAGTTCGAGTCTCGCCCTGTCAGCCAACACGTGAGGACCTGCGTCGTGTGCGGCGAACGATTCAAGCGGCTCGACCCCGACCTGGACCGCGGGCCGCTCACCAGGTCGACGTGCCTCGAGTGCCGCACGTCGACGCCCGAGGAGCTCGAGCGGCGCAACGCGGCCGCCTGGTATCACTGGAACACCGGAACCTGGTATCACCCGGAGAAGAAGCCATGACGAAGCGAGCGGTCGAGGTGCGGTGCTGTTGCACGCCGAACAAGGTGCTCGGGTACCTGCCGGTGCCTGGCGCGCTCGAGGTGGGCAAGCGCGTCGTGTTCGTGCTCGACACGGCTCGGTCTGACGCGTGGGTGCTCGGTCTCCGGCTCGAGGTGCCGGAGACGTTCCCGACGATCACGTTCGAGGTCGCGCGCTGGTCCGAGAGCAGGATCCGCGAGCTCCCCGCGATAGGCGTCGTAGGGTTCGAGCTCGAGCGCACGGGCGGCCTGGCGCTCAAGCACGAGAACGTCACGCTCGAGGAGCTCCGCCGGATCGATGGGTTTGTCGAGGCGCAGTCGTGAGCCTGGACCGCCCGCGAAGTCCCCCGATAAGCAGACTCTAATCCGCCAAGAGATTGACCTCGGTCGATCAGGTGCGTATCTTCTACGCACCCCTTGCGTCAAAAGACTGGCGGCCGCACAGCCGGCACGCCTAACCGTTCGACCGCCGAGCTCAAGGCCTTCCTAGGCCGCGTGTTCGAGAAGGTCTTTACCGATCCCGAGTTCGAGCGGAAGCTCATCACGGAGATCGTTGAGTTCCGGCTCGAGCCGCAGCTGCTCAAGGTGCTCCTGGCGTACTACGCCGGCGCGCCCGCCAAGCAGGTCGAGCACTCCCACAAAGGCCGCCTCACGCTCGAGCAGATCGTCACGGGCAACGTCCCCGACGACGACGAGCTCGAGGTGCTGGCGGAGCCTGGTGTTCATTGAGACTCGCTTTCGCGGTCCTGGCGTGGCTCCTCGTGAGTGAGGGCCACCTCGCCGCCGCCAAGATCGCGAGCTACCGCGAGCTCCCGTGGGGCGCCTGTCGATTCGCCGAGCAGGAGTTCGGATTCATCGGCGACAAGTGGCAGGAGCAGACCCTCGTCGCGTTCGCCGACCCGGCGATTCCCCGCATCAGCTTGCAGGCCTGCGCGGGCCCGGGCAAGACCGCCGTCGAGGCGATCTGTGGCTGGTACTTCCTGGCGACCAGGTGCACGCCTGGTGAGCACCCGAAAGGCCTCTGCACCTCGGTAACCGGCGAGAACCTGCGCGACAACTTGTGGGCCGAGTTCTCGAAGTGGCAACAGCGCTCGAGCTACCTGATGCACGCGTTCCGATGGACCGCGCAGCGCATCTTTTCGATCGACCATCCCGAGACCTGGTTCTTTTCGCCGCGCAAGTGGCCCAAGACCGGCAACGCCGACGAACAGGGTGCGACGTTCTCCGGCCTGCACTCGCAGAACGTGTGTGTGATCGTCGACGAGAGCGGTGCGATCCCGCCGACGGTGCTCCGCGCGGCCGAGCAGGCGCTCGCGAACACCACGTTCGGCAAGATTCTCCAGGGCGGCAACCCGATCAGCCTCGAGGGCATGCTCTACGCCGCGGCGAACCAACTGCGCGAGCAGTGGTTTATCGTGCGCGTCACGGGTGACCCCGACGACCCGAACCGGTCGCCGCGCATCGACATCGACTGGGCCCGCAAGCAGATCGCCACGTACGGCCGCGACAACCCGTGGGTGATGTCGTACATCCTCGGGCAGTTCCCGCCGAGCTCGCTCAATTCGCTGCTCGGCATCGAGGACGTGCACAAGGCGATCGCGCGCTCGCGGCTCGATCACACCCTGTTTCAGCACATGCAGAAGCGCATCGGCGTCGACGTCGCGCGGTTCGGCGACGACCGCACCGTGCTCTTCCCGCGGCAAGGCCTGCAAGCGTTCAACCCGATCGTCATGCGCGGCGCGAACACGAACGAGATCGTCGCGCGCGTCATGGAGTCGAAACGCAAGTGGGGCTCGGAGCTCGAGCTCATCGACAACAGCTTCGCCTGGGGCAACGGCGTCGTCGACAACCTGACGGTCGCCGGCGTCTCTGCTCATGCCGTGAACTTTGCCGGCAAGGCGATCGATCCGCGGTACCGGAACCGGCGCGCCGAAGGCTGGATCAAGATGGCCGACGCGATCAAGGCCGGTGCCGCGCTCCCGAACGAGGCGTCGCTCGTAGCGGAGCTCACGACGCCGACCTACACGTTCCACAACGGGCAGTTCCAGCTCGAGGAGAAGGACCAGGTGAAGAAGCGCCTCGGTCGCTCGCCTGACCTGGCCGACGCGCTCGCGCTCACCTACATGCTGCCCGACCTGCCTGGGCAGCTACTCGGGCACATGAGCCAGGCCGGGCTCGGCCGCGCGGTGACGGAGTACGACCCGTTCGCCGGCGGCAGTGGGCGCACGGTCACCGACTACGACCCCTACTCGAGGCCTTCATGAGCCTGTACAACGCGAGCGGTCAACCTCTCTCGAGTCGCAGGGTGCGCGAGTCCGTCGAGCAGCAGCAGGTCGCCATGATCCTGTTCACTAAAGCGTTCTCGTCGTTCCTGAATCTCTCGTTCGTCGGCCGCCTGCGCTGGATCCTGTTCGGCGCTCGAGCGTTCAAGCCGACACAGTCGCTCGCCGAGCAGTTCAAGGCCGAGCGCGAGGCCGCGGAGTGACGCCAGGGATCGGCGGCGTGCGCGTCGCCGACGATGACGACCTCGCGGCGATCGTCCGCATGGGCGCGCGGTTCCTCTCTGAGGGCCCGTACCCACGCGAGGTCGCCGATACCGCGGTGCTCGAGCGGTTCGTGCGGCACCTGCTCGAGCACGGCTACGTGACCTGTAGCGACAAGGGCATGCTCCTCGGGCAGTCGTTCGTGAACCCGATCACCGGCGAGCTCACCGCCGCGGAGATCGCCTGGTGGGTGGAGCCGGAGCACCGCAAGGGCTCGCGCGACGCGCTGCGCCTGCTCATGGCGTTCGAGGCATGGGCTCGAGACAAGGAAGCTACGTTGATCCAGATGATCGCGCCGGTCGGCACGCCACTCGGTCGCCTCTACGCCAGAAGGGGCTACAGCGAGCTCGAGACGATCTGGCAGAAGAGGATCGCCTGATGGGCAAGTCAATGCGTGCGCTCGGTGGAATGTTCGGCGCCGCGAAAGGCGCCGCGACGGCCGCGGGCCTGGGCGTCGGCCTGGCCGGCAAAGCCGCGGGGCTCCCGGCGCCAGGCGGCGATACGCTCGATAGCCCTGATACCCAGTCGGGCGGGTTCATGGGCGGCATGCTCGGGGCGATGCTCGCGCGCGCTCGAGCGAAGCGCGCCGGCGGCGCGAACCTCGTCGCGAACAAGCTCGGCTCGCCGGCGCGGCCGCGGCCAGGTGGACCGCCGAGCTCCGCGCCGACCGGGGGCGGCTACTGATGGCCGACGTACCCGGCTCCCTGAGCGGTCTCACCAAGCGGCAGCAGTACGAGCAGACGACGCAGGCGCTCATCAGCGAGCGCGCGTCGTTCGACGTGCTGTACCGCGACCTGTCCGAGTTCTTTGCGCCGGTCCGCTCGAGGTTCACGACGACGGACCGCAACCGCGGCGACCGACGCTCGCAGAGCATCATCGACTCCGAGCCGATCTTTGCGATCGAGACCCTCAAGAGCGGGCTCCACTCGCACATGACCTCGCCGGCGCGGCCCTGGTTCCGGCTCACCGTCGGCGACCTCGACCTGGCCGACCGCGCGAACGTGAAGCAGTGGCTCCACGAGGTCACCGTGCGGCTGCAAGAGGTTTTCCTGCGCTCGAACCTCTACAACGGCCTGCCGGTGCTCTACCAGGACACCGCGATCTATGCGACCGGCGCCATGTCGATGCTCGAGGACGACGAGGACGTCGTGCGCGTCTACAACTACCCGGTCGGCAGCTATGCCGTCGGCTTGGACTCGCGCAGCGTCGCGACGACGTTCACCTACCAGTACCGGCGCACGGTGCGGCAACTCATCGAAGAGTTCGGTCGACCCGACAACCCGAACGGGCCGATCGACTGGCGCAACTTCTCGGTCACGGTCAAGAGCCACTACGACACGGGCCGCCTCGAGGTGCCGATCGACGTCGTGTGGTTCGTGACGCCGAACGACGAGTACGACCCGACCGCGCTCGAGGCGAAGTACTCGATGCGATGGCGCTCGTGTCATTTCGAGCGCGATCGCCCGAACGCGGAGTTCGCCGGCGACCGCAGCGGGTTCCTGCGCGAGAGCGGGTTCAGGCGCTTCCCGATCTTCGTGCCGCGGTGGGCGACGACCGGCGAGGACACGTACGGCACGAGCTCGCCGGCGATCAACGCGCTCGGCGACGTGCGCCAACTGCAATGGCAACAGAAGAAGAAGGCGAAGGCGATCGACAAAGCGATCGACCCGCCGCTCGTCGGGCCGCCGAACCTGAAAAACCAGAAGGTCTCGCTCAACCCTGGCGACATCACGTACAGCGAGAAACTCGACCGCGCCTCGGGCCTGCGCCCGGTCCACGAGGTGCGCCTCGAGGGCATCCAGCACATGACGCTCGACATGCAGGAGTGTCGCGATCGGATCTCGCGCGCCTGCTTCGTCGACCTGTTCCTGATGCTCTCGCGCATGTCGCAGACGCAGCCGATCACCGCGGAAGAGGTGCGCGTGCGCCAGGAGGAGAAGCTCTCGACCCTGGGCCCGGTCACCGAGCGGTTCAATGATGACCTGCTCGACCCGATGATCGACCGCGGGTTCGACGTGCTCCTGGCCGCCGGCGCGATTCCCGAGCCGCCCGAGGAGCTCCTCGGCGTCGAGCTCAAGGTCGAGTACCTCTCGGCCATGGCGCAAGCGCAGAAGCAGAACGGCGTGCAGAACCTCGATCGATTCCTGACGACCGTGATCGGGATGGCCGAGCTCTTCCCCGAGGCGCTCGAGAAGGTCAACGCGCTCGAGGTCGTCGACGTCTACGGCGACAAGCTCGGGATCGACCCGAACATCGTGCGCACCGACGAGGACGCACAACAACGCATCCAGGCGCGCCAGGAGAGCCAAGCGGCCGCGCAACAGGCCGAACAGGTCAAGACCCTGGCGCAGGGCGCGCAGGCGCTCGGACAGACCCCGGTGCAGGGCGGCGCGACGACCGCGCTCGATGCCGTCATGGCAGGGGCGGCTTGATTGTTCAAGGGGCGGCGCTGGCACGACATCGGCCAAATGAGCGGCCGCGAGGTCGAGGACTACAACCAGGTGCTCGACGTGCTCGAGGCGCCGCCGGCGCCCGACTTCGTGGCGCAGCATGACGCCGAGCACGTGTGGCGCACCCGCGGCGAGCGCGCCATTCGCGCGGAGATGGAACGCCGGATCGCGCGCCGGCTCGAGCACGATCATCACCCTCTCCTTCTGGTACGGCTTGAGGTGTCCCCAGACGATCGGCAGCGCCAGCGCCGCGATCAGGAGGAGGGCGATGATCGTCCGCACCCGGAGTCCTGCGAGGAACGCCGATCCC